TTACTACCTGGGTTAGCTGCTCTATAAGAAGCTACTCCTTTAGCATTTAATCCTCCTTTAGGATCCTTACCTTCTTTTCTTGTCCAAGCAGCAGTCTTTGCCATTATCCTTTCTTTTTAATTTTAACTACACCACCTTTAGCCATTCCTTTTTTTACTTGTTGTAAAACTCTTGGCAATTGCCCTGTTTTTACACGTTTAATATCACCAGCTCTTGTTAAACTATCAAGTTTATTATCTAATTTAATATATTGAGGCATAGTTGTATAAGAATCAGGATATTTTTTAATTAAGGCCCTTGTTTTTATTTTTAATGCATCAGAGTCTTTGTAGTCCATTGCAGATGTTCTTTTCTTTTTAGGTTGTAACATAATTATTTTTTCTTAGTTCTAATCATTCCACCTTTTTTAAATCCAGCAGCTTTTTTGATACCTTTAGCTACTTTGTATTCTGGTGAACTTTCAATTGCTTTTCTAATAGTCTTGCTCTTTGGAACTGCAGTTTTAAGACCTTTAACAAAATCTTCTCTAGTTCTTTTAGATGGTAGAGCTGTTTTCATACCTTCAACAATTGGTTTAAAAGAATCTGTAAATCCTTTTGAAAATTGTCTAGCTGTATTCATTATTTTTTCATCAGACTTGATTTTTGGTTTTGCTGTTTTTTTAACAGTACCTTTTTTTGGTGTTTGCATTTTATTTAGTTTTAAAAGTTATGCTTTTTTAACTCTTCTTCCCATACCTACTTTAGACTTCTCAGCTTTCTTAGCAGCTAGTTTAGAAGGAGTTAGTTCATACTTTGTTTTAGGTGTATCCTTTGATACTTTTTTTGTAGGCCGGCAGTATTCATTTTTACCACCGGCTCCACAAGCTTTTCCTGATTTAGTATCTTGCCACTTCTCTGCTTGCCATCTTTTAAGATCACTACCAGCTTTAGTCTTTCTTACTGTGCCTGAACCTTTACGGCATTTGGCAATAGCTTGAGAAGCCCTTGCTGAAGGAAACACAGCATACTGTGCTTTTACTTTACTATAACAAGCATCTTTAGGCATTACTTATCCTTTTTTTGCTTTATCTAAATCTTGCAATTGTTTTTTCAATTTAGCTCTTTCAACATTTGAAAATGCTTTTGACATATCAGATTTAGTTGCTGCTTTTCTAAAATCAAGTACAGAACCACTAGCTTTTTTTGCACCTTTACCCGCTACCTTAGCAGCATTAGAGGCCATCTTTACTATTTTACCCATTTGTGCTTTAGGTAAAGCAGTCTTAGGAGCAGTAGATGTACCACCTGAACGTCCTTTAGCTACTTTAGATGCAGCAGCTTTAGGATTAACACCTGGAGTAACACCTTTACTACCAGCAACTTTACCTGCTTGTAACTTAGCATTAGGATTTACCATACCACCAGTTTTCATACCTGGTGTCATTTTTCCTCCAGACATTGTATTACCTCCAGCTTCAGGATACCCACCGCTAGTGCCACCTGATTGCATTTTTTTACCTGCAGGTGGAATATATCCTGATCCATGCTTTCTTACATATTTCAATGTTTTTTTAGTAGATGTTGGTTTTTGACCCATTGCTTTAAGCATAGCATCGGCAGGTCCACCATCTTGCATTTTCTTTTTAGTTGCCATTTTTATTTTAGTTTAAGAATTCCAATACTTTTCACAGGCAGTGTTTAGATCTTTTAAAATGTCTTCATTTAATGGGTTCTTCATGAACTCCACAACATCAGAAACATTTCTACCAAGTAAGCTATTAGACTTAGCATGGTATATAAATCCATCTGCCTTATTTATAATATACTTAAAAAATACGGAATCACGCACAATTGATTTAATTTTTAATGTTTCCATGTCCATATTTGCAGTATCCATAAAAGATTTAGCTGCTCTTTCTTTATTAGTTTCTCCTCCGTCACCATTAATATACCTATCCATATTCTCATAGATAACATCTGATGGGGTGGCTTTTCTATATTGTGTACTATTAATATCTACAACTTTTGCAATGTAGAATAACTTAGCACTATTTTTATCAAATAATTTCTGAAGTTCAGAAAGTGCTTTGTTACGCAATTTCTTATATTCAGTTCTTACCATTACTGTCTCTTCTTCTTTATCTAAGTAAAACTTAGGAGGAACAGCTTTTGATCTAGCATCATCAAAACTTTTAGCTACAATTGAAAACCCTCCGGCCTCAATAGCATAAAGTTTTACTCTATCAAATGGATCTTTTGGATCCAAGTATAATGGTTCATTTCCACAAGAGATAACTATTTTATTCCAGAATTCTGCATTATCTGGCTTAAGTAATTTTACTTTATTCCAAAATTGTAAGTCATCTGTTTCAATATAGTTTGCAGCTAGTTCTTTTTCTAGTTCTGATACTGCAATTCTAATTTGTTTTATTCTTGCTTCTTTTTCTTCTTTAGGTAAATGATTTATCTCTGGAGAAAATTCATTTAATCCTGTGATGTATCTTACTACACCATTCATCTCTAAACAAGCTAATTGCTCATTATGAGTAACTCCATCAAATAGAGTCATACCATATTCTTCTAATCCCATGTTAGAAGATCTGTTGTCAAAGAACGGTCTGATTGCAATTGCCGTTTTTCTTGCAGAGCCTTTACCGGTCTCTACCATTGTGAAATTTTCCATTGTTGTTGGTTTTTTTTATTTATTGGTTAAATTTAATAAGCTTTAATTAAAAAAGGGAGGAGTTACCCCCTCCCCGTTTTTATAGTGTCTGGTTAGAATGATCCACCAGTAATTGGATTTCTCATAACAATTTTCAACACTTTAGTTGGATCTTTAACCCAAATAGCTGGCATTGTTTGAGACATCATAACACGGTATCCATTGAATTGACCAGAAGACTGGAATCCTTGTGTACGTCCCATGTAGTCCATAGTACCATTTTGATACCACCATTTCAATTGATTATCCCAAGATAATTTCAACAAGAAGATGTTGTCATTAGTATTATCTGTGATATCAAAGATAATGAATGAGTAAGAAGATAATGGGAAACCATCAATGATTGGGTTCTCAATATCATTTGTATGGATATTGTCAAATGCAGGGTTCAATACAAACTTAACATTTGCCAAGAAAGGAATCACATAAGAAGTGTAAGCAAATCCAAAATTCAAATCCATACCTTTACCAGTGATTGCACCGATATCAGCAGCTTGAATTAATAGACCTGAAGATACTGCTTCTCTTTTGATAGCTTCATTAACCATACGCATTCCACCCATACCTGTTTGTACAACTAGTGAACGCTTAGGATCTGGACCTTGGAACTCAACTTTACCATTGAAGAAGTTGTAGATCTCTCCACGGAACAAATCAAGTGTAAAGTTATTTTTGTTGTATACTCTTTTGAAAGAGTTATCCAACTGTCTCCAAAGACCTACAGACAATCTTACATCATCTGGACCATCTTGACGTACTCTACCACCATGACCCCACATTAAGTAAGTTTCAATGTCAGTAGCAATTTTAGACAAGTGAGCAGATTCCATAGTGGTCAAGAAAGTTCTTGATAAATCACCATTGTCAAATGCTTTTTTCACTTTGTCTTTACCCATAACTTTCACCATGTCTTCCAAAGAAGTAACAGATGGATCAATGTTTTTGTCAAATGTACGCCAGATCTCAGTTACAGGAACTGTACCATCTGCATTCATTCCACCTTTGATCATTAAGTCAGCACGGCTAGAAATAGAATAATGTACATGAGCTTCAGCACCACCAACAAAGTTGTAGAATTCACGGAATCCTGCTCTTGTTTGGATGTCAGAGAATCTTTCACCATATTCACCACGGGCAGAACCTTTACGGAAAACTTTAGTTCCGTTAGCCAAATATTTGCTATCTAAGTATTTGTAGTTGTCATTGTCAACTAATTGTACTGTATAGATGAAAGCATCACCAATTGGCATGATATCTTCTGTAGGTACAATATACATCTCAGCACCGTTGTATTTGTCATAAGTGATGATATCACCATGTCCAAACTCTCTACGGCTTAATTTGATACGGAATGTAGTTCCATCTACACCTTTAAATTCATTATCTGGTTCAATATCCTCAATGATGTAAGATAAATCTACAGACACTGGAGTCTGCCATTTATACTCACCACGAGCATTATCTACCATGATAACATTTTTCCCACCAAATGATGACATTTGATAAAGTGGCATTTCAACCTTTTGGGCCATTGCCCACAAATCCACTGGACCTAAATCCATTGGCTCTGCATCTTTTAGCATGTTCACCAGGTGGTAAGAATCCACGTGGGAACTTGCGTTGTAAGCGGTATCCCGGAGGAATATACCATTGTTTAAAACTGGAGTTGCCATTTTTATTTATTTATTTAAATTGTTACTAATTAAAATCTCTTGAACATGTTTGCTCTAGGGATTGTTCTTTGTTGAGGTTTTGCTGTTCCTCTCTTTTGTGGTTCAGCATCTTCCATTGAAGCGGATGAACCTAATTTTCTAGACTCTTCAGTCTTTAATTGTCTTACTACTTTTTCTGTGGCTTGTTTACCACCCATGTCTTTAATTTTACTTTTATATCCTTCTGGATCTGCAAGTAACCAAAGAGCTTCAGCAATAAGGTCATGTCTTGGTTCTACAAACTGATACTTCTCTAGTAGGTGCCCAAGCATATTTGTTTGTTTACCAGATATTGAAGGATAGTTAGGTTGAACTAATCCTGAGTACAACATACTCTGAACTTTTTTGTCAAGCTTAACACCATTAATCTCACCACCTGCTAAAGTATTATATACATTATCTGTATATGTTTTTGCTTGTTTAGCTTGTTGTTCTTTTTTTGATTCCTGTTCTGCTAGTTGTCTTGCAATAATCTCTTCTTGCATTCTATCTAACTTTGGTTTAAACTGATTAGCTTTTTGCTCAAGCTTACCCAGATCATTCCAGTCTTCAATTTCTGATTCAATTTCTTCAGAAGTACCAAAGTTTGTTGCATATAGATATTGTCTTGCAATCTCAGCTTGATCATATTCATCTGTAGGATCAAGTTGTACAATTTCTTCTACATTTGCTAGTGTACGGAAAAGACCTTTTAAATCTTGTCCACCATCAGCAACATACTTTGCAGCAATTTGAAGTTCTTCAGGAAGAGAGTTAAAGAATTCTTTTGGAGTATCTTCTCTAACTTTATTTTCTCTTTCTTGAAAGTTTGCTTCAAACAGTTCTCTGAAATCTTTAGTTGTATATTCTTCTAATGGTTTATCATCATCAAAAGGAACTAAAGCACCCTCTTCAATCATTTTACTTGCAAGTTCAGCAAGACCAGATTTATCAACCTTTGGTCTTCCTTTATTGCCAGCATCTTCTTCTTGAGAAATTAGGCCTTCAAGTTCAGCTATTGTTTCATCAACATCTGCTTTCTTTTCTGCAGCTTCTCTTTTTTCTTGAGAAGTTGTAGTTGTGTCAAGGAACGTGGTATCAATGTTTTCTTTTGAAAATAAAGATTTTGGTTTTTCATCATCTTTATTATCTGGTAACATGATGTTTTCTGCACCAGGGTTTCCAAAGATCTCATCAATGTTTACTTCTACTTGATCTACCTTTGTAGTATCAAGCATCTGGGTTTCCCCAGTTGGGTTGTTGGTTGTTTCCATTACGTTGGTTTTTAATTATAATTTAATATACAAAATAAACTTGATAAATTTAAAACCCTCTGTTACTTTTTTTGTACTATATAGCTAACTACTTCTTTTTATTTTCTGAATTTGGTTTATCAAACTTATTTTTGTTGACTCTAGCTATCTCAAGTTGCTTATTTGCTATATCTTGTTGAATTTGTATTTTTCTTTCTTCAAGTCCCATTTTTTGAGATTGTCTCATGTTTTCATTAGACTGCTTCTCTCTTTGAAGTTGTGTTTGTTCTTGATATTGTTCACTCTGACGGATTTCTTTCATAGCATCCACATAGTCTGACTCTTCATTTTTATTAACATCCACCATAGCTCCATAACCAGCTGCTCTAATTTCAGCAACAAGTATATCTCTTTGTCTATCTTTTTCTTTTTCAGCTGCACTAGAATCAAGTTTCATTTTTTCAATCTCTTGTTGTGATTGAATCTGTTGTTCTTGCATTTGTTGTGCTGACTGTTGTTCTTGTTGTTTTACTTGAGATTGTTTTTCTTCAGATGACTTAAGAGCATTATTAAGTTCTGAAATTGAGTCTGACTGAACAACTTTACCAATATCATAAATACTAGCACCTGTAGTATTATTTTGTATAGCCATTGATTTTAACTGTTCTAAGATTGCTCTATGATTTGCAGTTGTTGTACAAAATATATTGAGGTCTCTAAGTAACAAATCAGTTCCGTTTATTTGAAAATTAACTTTATCATCTGCTCCAGTAATATATGTAAGTCTACTAGAAGGTTTAGTAGAGTGATAGTACTGAGCTAAGTCTGTACGCATCTGGTGTACTCTAGGCATTAGATAATCACAGTGTTGGATAAAGAATACCTCTGTCTGTGCATAAGACGCTGCAGTAGCTTGTTCTACACCAGTAGCGGTCATTTGAGATAACTGTTGTCCCATTCTTTGTGGATTAACACCAATTACTTCATATGCTTGTTGTTTAAAGTGATTAGCTAATTGAATCCTAGACATTAACCTTTCTGTCTGAGATAAGTCTAGTTTTTGGAAATGCTGAAAGTTAAGGGCATTTTCTGTATTAGAAATACTAGTATCTAAAGGTAACATTTGAAAGTTCTTCATTGCTACATATGCTTTGGCTAAATTACCTTTACCCCAGTCTTCTCCTAATGAGTGACGTGGGAGGGTATTCTGATCTAGCATAATAATAGTACCAAGCTCATCTACTAAGATATCTGCAATTTGATTATTAACTATGTTATACCCAATCTGGTATGGCTTCATTAAGTCAAGTAATGCAGTTGACTTAGTATTTCTGTCAGAAAAAACAGCGCCTTCTACTGGTAACTTACAACCATATAAAGAATTATCTCCTTTAAATTGGAATCTTAATGGTCCAATGTGATTCTTATCTATACCAATGTATATAGGTGAGAAACCTCCTGGATTATTCATACCCCAGAAAGAAGGAATATTTGGTCCAATCTTTATACCACCCCAAACTTCATTAATCCAAATCCAATCAATGTGTTCACCAAAGATTAAGTTATCCTTAGTTTTGTTTTTCATTAGCCTTGTATCATAAATAGGTTTGTCATCTACCTTATAATCTTCAGTAATGATTTCTGTAATAACTTCTCCACTATCAGCAACTTTAGTTAGGTGTCCTATTTTGCGTTGTGATTTCCAATAGCCTGTACTTACTCTTAATAAATATGCAGTACCTTGATCAAAGTAATCTTCACCTTCTGACATAATCTGAGCAATGATATCTCCACCATCTAAAATGGATCCTGCTCTCATTGTTGTATATTGCCTATAAGCTAATGAAGGCATGTTAACATTCCACTCATGACTCTTAGTACCATCATAGTATGTACCATCATTTTGATACCCTCCTACAATGTAACCAGCAGATCTAATTGGATAAACATTTTCTAATGCTTCAAGTTGTTCTTGAGTTAATGCATATCCAAACTTGTCTATTACATCTGATACAGTCATCATATCAATTTTACCAACCCAGTTTGATTGAGAGATATATCTTGCATCTGGTGACTTATGATAAAATGTAACAGGTGGATTCCATAACTCTACTTCATAATCATCTTCCATCATACGGAAGTGCCAGAATTCTCTATCAGTAATAAGCATATCACGGAAACCTCTTTCTTCAAGCTCATCCATTTTAAACCTTTCTACATCTACTTTATGTTGATGTGTTGCCCATTGTTCGGCCATTGACCTGTAGTCTTTCTTAAAGAAAGATTCAATCTCAGGTAATGACTTTAATGCATCAGGTGCTAATTGTTGCTGTGCTTCTTCTGATTCAGGATCTAAGCCTTGTTCTAGCAAAGCAGCAGAAAGTTTAACTTGAGCATCTGCCAAAAGAACTTCTTCTACAGCAGCTCTTTTTTGCTCAATCATTTCATTATATGAATACTCATCAACTGCCCTATATACTAGTTTAGTAGATCTTTTAGCAAACTCAGCTACTAGAACATTAATAACATTTGGGATAATTGGATAGAATTTAAGCTCTAGTGCAGATGCATCTTCTCTAGTTAATACCTCTACAATGTCTCTATAGTCATTATCTTCCTCAACTATATAATCTGATTTATCAATAATACCCTTTGCAAGTTTATAGTTCTTCATTATTTTGCGGGCATTCCTGCGGATTTGTTTTAACCCGTTCCATTCTAGCCAATCAAGATTCCAAGCCGCCCACTCATCATCTTTAGATTCTTTAGACAAAAACTGTAGTGGTTGGGTAATACTACCCATTCTATTGTGAGATGTCTTTGCACCTTTCTTAGCTTGTAATGCGTTTATAATCTGCATAATTTTTATTTAAAATTCTTAAATGGGGATCTTTTAGTTCCCTGTCCTCCAGAATAAAAAGATTTACCCATGTGCCTGAACGGACTGTTATTTAATTTAAACAAATTTTCTGACTTTTGCAAGTTTTTAGCTGCATCATCCATTATTGTTCTTCTTGAATATCCTCTATTTGCTTGTTGTATTCTCATAAATGCAACCAATGCACAGAAAGAAACTAGCCTATCCACATTGACTCCATCTGCATATGCTCTCATTTCTTTGAGTAACATTGGATCTGGAATTCTTTCTATACCATATTTAGTTCTTACTATAGTACCATCTGGTTTAGTTTCTACATCTAACTCTTCTTTAGTATATTCTATAGCATAACTAAGTAAATGTGCTTTAAATAAGGTTCCTGTATTTTTCCAACCATATTCCTGGAATACATTAGCATTTGCACCTAAGTCCTTTAAAAACATTATTTGACTCTTAGGTACTAAATACTTTTGTTTCTTTCTAGATATCATATACTGTATAAAAAGAGATATGTTATTCTCTATCACTGTCCATGCATTATACCATTCTATAATTAACTCCAGTCTCTGGTGAGTTTTATTGATATCATCAAATCTTCCACACCAAGCAGCTACAATCTTATCTGGCTCTATGTATGTTTCTGTTTCTGTGCCTGTTACTTTAGTTACTTCAACTGGAGCTTTCATTACATATATAGAACATAATGAATCTGATGTTGTTGTCTTACCCTCAGATACCGGGTCAATAGATGCATAGTACTGACCAAAAGCAGGATCTTTAATTGGTCTTTCCCATACTACAATTACACCTGTTTTATCTTCTGTGCTTTTTGTAACTGGAAATTCTATAATAGGTCTTTTACTAGAGATCTTTGCTGTAGGTTTACCATTTTCATCAGTAGTAAGGTCTAAGAATTCATATGCATATTCTTTCTCTTCTATTCTTCTTTCTTGTGCACCTACAAGATGAGATGGGAATACTGATACTGATCTATGGTCAAATGCTTCTTTTATATTTCTTGGATGCTGAGATATTCTTAACTGATAGGTTTCCGGATCTAATTCTTTTTTCCAAATGTCAAACTGTTTATCTAAAGCTTCTAATGCTTCTACTACAAGTGAATTACCATACTGATCTATATATGGAGGCATAGACCACTGCTCAGGAATAAATAAACCTGACAAACCTAAAGTACCTTTATCATCTATAAGATTTGTATTAATAGCATACATATCACTATCTAGTGGCCTAAGTATCATTTTTCTTAAAGGATCACATTGTGATAAATCACCAACAGATCCAGCTGCAATAAACATACCTGTAGTAATTAAACCTGATCTCATTGCAGGACGCATATACTCATATGTTTGATCCATCTTAGGAGCAATTCCAGCCTCCTCATGAAAGAAGTATTTAACTGGTCCACCGACACCATTTGTTGGATCTTTTTCAAATGACATACCTTGCATGGTACCCTTTAAACCCACTTCTGTTTTTCTGTCACCTTTTCTTACTTCAATCTTTTGCTGCCACATTAAGACTTTGTCTGGAGACATTGGACGGTACCATGCAGTATGTTCATTAAGGAATGCAGCATATTCCGACAAAAACTTCCAAGAACCTTTCTCATTGATATAATCTTTAAGACTAGCTCCCATTTTTAATGTGACTCCGGCCTCAAACCACAATTGATTTAATAACTTAGATATATGAAAATATGAAGAAGCTATCTGACGTTTCTTCAAGATAGCTACATGTTTATAGTTTAGTTCTGCTAATAGTTCATATAAAGCCATATGATACTGGGCATCCCTGATCTTAGCAAAGTCAAACTTTTGTTGTTCTTTATCAAAGATTGGTAAAAAGTTTAACCACATGTAGTAATCTCTAGTGAGATACCATTTTTTATCACCTTTAATATAGAATACTCCTTTTCTACATTTAGCTTTTTGATCATCCCAGTAATATATAAAATCTTTAGATTTAAATGGAGATAAGCAATATACATTTTGATTTCTAAAGATTATTGCTTGTTCATTAAATAAGATGCTAGTTTCATCAAACTCATATAAACCGGGCTCTTTAAATAAAGTAAAGATTGCATTAGAGAACTCATCTCTAGAATCATAACTAACAGTAGTCCAGGTACCATTATCCCAACAGGGTATATCTTGATATATTTCACTCATAGTTATGAATCATAAGACAGCCCGATTCCTCCGCGGACTTTGCTAGATTGCTCATCCTGTAGATCTTTGTATACACCTTTAAAAGATTGTCTAATTCCATCAAAGTCTTTTGCTAATGCTCTTATCTGAGCTATGTTACCATCTTTACCATCTGTAATTTGTGCAGTAGCAAGATAATTAGATATTCTATCTAATGCTTTTTGCATACCTCCATAAGCTCTGGATGTTGGAGTTTCATATAACTTCTCACAGAATCTAAGTGCATTATATATTTCTATGTCTTCTGTAGAAAACTCAGCATCAATTTCACGCATTATTAAACTTTCCTTTTCTATATGAGGTGTATGAAAGAAAGGGTTCATATCTGGG